ACCGAAACTCCAGCTGCTTACCTTGCAACTGGCGAATTGGCTACACGTTACATCGCTGGCACATCCCAATGGGGTCTGCTAATTGGCGCGCAGGATTCAACCAAGCGACCAATTTTCAGCGCATCACAGCCACAAAACGCTGCTGGCGCAGTTGGCACACAGTCACTACGCGGAAACGTAATGGGTCTTGACCTTTATGTATCCAACAAGGCTGTTTCAACATCCATTGATGAATCAGCATTCATTGTTGTTCCATCATCTGTTGCAATTTACGAAAGCCCAGTATTGCAGCTTTCAACAAACGTAGTTACAACTGGCGAAATTGAAACAATGCTTTATGGCTACCTAGCCGTCAAGGTTGTTACAGCCGGTGGAGTACGTCGTTTTAACCTGACCTAAGTCAGCGTTAGTTAGAAGTGTGGGGGGTGCGGCCCTGTGCCCCCCACACACTTACACAATAGGAGATTGAAATGGCACTGATTACAATCAGCGAATTAAAAGCCGTTTTAGGTATTGGCGACATTTACGCCGATGCTATTGTGCAAGAGGTTGTGGATGCAGCCGAAAACATTTTGCTTTCCTATTTAATTTTTGACGATGTATCTATTAAGGGCGTATCACTTACAAGTAATGTGGCTCGCTTTTATTGCTATGACAACACTTTTGTAGTTGGTCAAGCGTTAACGGTTAGCAAGTGTGGCGCACCCTTTGACGGATCGCGCACTGTAACAACCGTAGGCATAGAGGATGGCGTTACATTCTTTGAAGCTGCAATTACTAACGCAAACATTACAAAGCGCCAAGTCATTCCTAATGGTCGAGCATTATTGACCAGCCAAGCGACTTTGTATGACAGTGGATACCCAGAAGTTTCAGAGGCTTGTCTTGCGATAGCATGCGACATTTGGATCACTCGCACTGGAACCCTAGGCCAGCAAGGGGTCGACTTTCAAAGTCCCGCACCGTACCGCCTAGGGCGTTCAATGCTTACTAGAGTTTCAGGCCTACTCGGCAAGCACCTAGATACGAGGGGTTACCTTGGGTAATCTCGCCACATACCGGGCTAACCTTGCCACAACTCTTGCAGCTGCTGGTCGGGTAGTTTACTCATACCCGAATGAAAACATCACTCCACCTGCCATTGTGCTTGTGCCGGGATCTCCTTACATCACAGTGTCAGCCATTGGCGGCGCTCGATGCAACGTGCGATTCGACATCACAGTGATCGTCAACGCAGCTGACAACCAAGCGGCCTTGGCCAACTTAGAAACTTTAATCTTTAGTGTCACGGATCTACTAGCCAATAACATTTCATTTTTGGGTGGATGGTCACAACCCACAGTCCAGCAAATCGGAAACGCCGATATGCTAATCAGCCAACTCAACATCGAGATGGTCACAACCAACTAGAAAGGCAAGTCATGCCAGCAACATACATAACTGGTCGGAATCTGACCTTGAGCATCAACTCGGTGTCATACGCAGATCAGGCAAGCACAGTCACACTTGAAATGGAAAACAACCAGCAGGTGTTGGAAGTCCTATCTGGTCGCGCTTACAAGACCGTAGACAAGACCGCCACACTAAACGTGGAAATGTACCTTGACGATTCTGCAAGCGCTGGCATTATTTCAGCGCTTTGGGATGCGGCTAGTGCATCGCCTGACACCTCGCTTAATTTTTCCTTCGATGTAAACGGGGACACTTTTGCGGGCAAGGTTTTTCCAGTATTCCCAACAGTTGGTGGCGCGGCCACTGACGTATTGACTACATCCTTGAGTTTCGTTGTCGAGGATGGATCAGTAACCCGCACTTAACGAATAGAACAGGGCAACCATTATGCAATACACAGTTACAACAAAACAGGGCAATAACTACATAGTGAGCGATGAGTCGGCTTGGCTGTGGATCGAGATCGAACGCGAACTCGGCTACACAGTCAGCCAGGCTGCTGACAAGATGAGCCAAGGTTCATTAGATGTCATCACTTGTATGCTCTACAAGGCCGCCAAGGCCCAAGGGCATACCAAGTTGCCAAGTCAGCAAGCCTGGGTTACCAATGAGTTTGAAACTTTTGAGGTGGTCGAGGAAAGCCCAAAAGAGAGTTAAGGGATGCGCTAGTCAGGATAGCAATATCGACCGGCATACCCTTGAACGATCTGATGGACTGGTCGCTCGCAGACATTAACACAGCACTCACGCTGATACGAGAGAGGAATGGTCATGGCTGACAAAGTAACCGTCAAGATGACCCCTGACTCTCGGGATCTTAAATCGCTTTACAAGGCATTTAGAGAGATGGATGAGGGCGCAAAGAAAGCATTAAAAGATGACGTGACTAGTATTAGCGTGTGGTCAGCAACCGAGATGCAATCAAGTTACAACTTAAACCCACTGCCAGCCCAAGCCCAAAAGGTCGCAGCTACAATTCGGGCAAATAAAGACCGCATTCCAAATGTCACCATTGGTGGTAGCAAGGGCAGATTTAGTGGCGGCGCGGTGTCTGGTCAAGTTTTGTTTGGATCAGAGTTTGGTGGGCCAGCGCCATTCGAGAATGGTGGTCGGCGCTTTCCTGATCGCTCACCTGCTCAAGGTCGAGGCAACGAGGGCTATGGCATTTTCATAACACTCAAAAGAATCCAGCCAGAATTGACTAGACGTTGGAAAGACGCAGTTAATCGCCGAGTCATAGAAAAGTGGTCAGACAATGGCTGATGTAAGAACACTCAAACTTAATCTATTAGCTGACGTTGACCAATTTGGCCGTAGCCTAAACAAGGCCGACAACGATGCCAAAGGGTTTGCAGGCGGACTCAAAAAATACGGAAAAATAGCCGCCGCCGCTTTTGCGGTTGCTGGCGCAGCTGCCGCAGCTTATGCAATCAAAATTGGTGTAGATGGAGTCAAGGCAGCGGTAGAGGATGAAGCCTCACAAAAGCAACTTGCAATTGCCCTAAAGAATACAACTAATGCAACTGATGCACAGATTAAATCCACCGAGGATTACATTACTAAGCAACAGTTGGCCTTTGGTGTAGCCGATACCAAGTTGCGCCCGGCACTGGCTAACCTAGCCCGAGCCACTGGCGATGTAGGCAAGGCACAACAACTAACCAACCTGGCAATGGATATTAGTGCGGCGACCGGTAAAGATTTGGAAAATGTGTCACTCAGCCTTTCCAAAGCATATAACGGGAACTTGGGCGCACTTACAAAATTGGGTATTCCATTAGATGCCAACATTATTGCCACTAAAGATTTCAACGCAGCACAAGAGGAACTTGTACGATTATTTGGTGGCGCGGCTAAAGCCAATACAGAAACCTATGCTGGTCAATTAGCAATCGTCACCGAACGCTTTGGCGAAATGAAAGAAGCCATTGGTGTGGCATTACTGCCAACCATGAAAACCTTGCTAGAGGAAGTCAACAAAGTTGCCAAGGGATTTAGCGGCGATGATCCAGAGGGTTTAAGCAACCGCGCTCGGGAACTAGCTGGAAACTTTGAGGGCGATGGCGCATTTAGTTTAGGTGGCGCTTTGCGTTCAGTTGCTGATGCTTTTAGCAATCTATTTTCAACTGTCACAGACGGCGGTCCCGGAGCCGCCAGCATGATGGAACGGATCGCAGCATCATTAGAAACAGTTGCAAACGCAATTAATAGCATTTCAAATGCCTATCAAGCCGCACTTCCTGCATTGCGATTTATTCAAAACCCATTGAACTTAAACATTCCAGAAGCAGGATTTACACCTCGGCCAAAAGCAAGAGCAGCTGGCGGATCAGTTATGGGCAATCAGCCATACCGAGTAGGCGAGTTTGGCCCTGAGCTATTTGTGCCAAGTGGCTCGGGATCAATTCGCCCGGATGCTGGCAACGGCGGCGGCGTGACCGTAATCATGAACGGCATTATTGATGGTGAGTCTGCTCGCAGATCAATTGAGAAGCTTCTGCAAGACAGCGCAAGGCGCACAGGCGCAGTCAACTTTATCGGGGCAACATTGTGACCGTATACACGCCATACCCAAAAGTGATCTTTGCTGGGGTTAATGAGTATGCAGACAACACAATCAGCAACATCTCAATAAGCCTTGGCCGCCGCGACATCTACGAGCAAGCCTTAGTTGGCATTGCCAATGTAAGGCTTTGGACTGATGCCGATACCGCGCTAAACGTCAACCTATCTGACAGCATTCAGATTCAGGTAAAAGACTCAACCAACACTTACCGCACGATCTACACAGGCACAATCTCTGACCTTGACATTAGCCTTGATGCTTATGGCAGTGAGGGATCGGTGGCCGTTTACAGCATCACAGCAGTTGGCCCACTAGCCCTGCTTAACCGCTACACAACAGGCGGCCTTGGATTTGCCAAAGAGTTTGACGGCACAAGAATCTTGAACATTCTCTCGGATGCATTCTTAGAGAGTTGGTCGGAAGTCGTGCCAACTTTAACTTGGTCAGCTGTGAGCAGCCTTGCAACATGGGCCAACTGGGGTGGAACTAACCAGACTTTGGTTGATGATTTGGTGGCCGACATTGATACGCCCGGCACTTACGAATTGGCAGCCTATACAGGCGGTGTGGCTAATGCTTTATCGCTTGCCCAAGAAGCCGCCCAATCTGGTCGAGGATTCCTTTATGAAGCCCCTGACGGCTCAATCCACTACGAGTCCTACACGTCCAGAGCGACACAGACACCGCT